GTCTTTTCGTAATATATAAAAGAGCGTCTGATGGATATATAGTATCAAGAGCATATAAAACAAGCTGGACTTCAGAAAGCGTTATAAAAAATACCGTAGTGTATACAATGTCAGCAATAAATACATCTTCGGGCGGATTGTTCATAGCATACGCTACCGGGGGCGGATTTTCAATTGAGTCCGTAACCCGCTCTGTAACCCCTGTCCCCGCCGTCAACACCGGCGACGTACCCGCGCCGCTCCTTGTCACATTCCAAGGCCCGTAAACAAACCCGCGAATCATAAACCAGAACACTCTTGAATATATTCGCCTGAATACCACGCTTGCCGCCGCTGACAGCTTCGAGGTCGACACGACGTTCGGTAACAAGACGGTCAAACTGATTCAGGGCGGGATTGAGAAGAATGGAATCGCCTTCCTCGACATCGGTTCGACATTCTTTCAGATTCCTAGGCCGACGTTGCCTTCGTTGCCGGTTGGCGTGAATCCGTATCGAGGTCTCGCAGCATATTGGAATATGGACTCCGTGCCCGAAATCCCCGACGACCCGGCTGGCGTCACGTATCTACAGGATGCGTGGGCGACGGTGGATGGGTGGACTGCGGCTGATGGTGTGTTGACTTACTCTGGCGGGATACTAAGAAATACAGCTACAGGGACAATCTTAAGAACACAAAAAACATTTGCTTTTGGGGCTGGAAAAACATATCGGTTCCGTTTCAAGAGTTCTGTTTCTGGAACAACAGGATTGCTCGCTGATGTTGGATCGGGGCTTGCATCACAACTTGAGTTTGCAGTAGTAGCAGGTGAATGGGTCATTAAAAATATTTATATAGCAGGAGCGGCTACGCTCATACAGATTCGCCAAGCACTTGTTGCTGCTGGAGCAACTAATGAAATCGATTTCATCTACATCGGCACCGGCGCATACCTCCCGAACTCTTTAATCGACAATTCCGGCAACGGCAACCACGGCACGATTTACGGCGCGACTCCGGTTCCGGGTATCTCTGGCAAGGCGCTGAGGAGGAATGGAATAAACAATTACATAGCCATTCCAAACATGACTATGCCATCTGTTTTTTTCTTTCATTCGTGGAAATTATCAGGGACGATGGGTGCGTCTGCATCGGTCGGTATTTTCAATCTTGGTGTTGTATCTGGCCCACATCTGTGGATGTACCGCCTTGTTAACACTCCGTTGTTGGTTATTAGTTACTGGAATGGTTCAGGTAGAGCGGAAACGGCCATAAATAATTTCTTTACTGGTTTTGATTCTACCCCAATGAGTTACGGTGTCGCAATAAACTGGACGACAGGGGCGGTCTCAGCCTACAGAAACGGCGTTTTGTTTGGTACCGCAAAGCTTACAACTCCTTCTTTGCCGACTACAGCAACGGCATTTCTTGGGTCATACCAAGGAACTGCAAACTTAGGTGGAGTTGAGACCATTGAAGACGAACCCCGCATCTACAACCGTGCGCTGAGTGAAGCCGAAGTTAAGTATCTTTACGATAATCCCGGCGTGCCAATTCCATCCGACGCGACCGTGATTTATTATGCGGACGACGCCGTACTGTCAACCGCGACCGCGACCCTTGAGTTTACTGAAAGGTATTCAGGATTATGAACCCAATCCGCATATTTGACGCAAGCCTTAATCTCGTCACGGAACTCGACGACTACGCGAACGCGTATTTCAAGCGCGACTGGTCAGGTTGCGGCGACTTCTCGATTCAGACAAATTACAACACCACGCACGCCTCCGACCTTGTGCGCGGACGCATCGTCATGTTCGACAAGAACGTCAAGAAGTGCGGGATCATCACGAACGTCAAGAAGGCAATCGGGGAGAGTGGCAAGGGATCTATGATTGTTACTGCGTCCGGCGTTGAACTCAAGGGCATACTTGGCTGGCGCATTGTTCCGCCTCCTTCTGGCTCGGAATATTACTCGGTCAATAATTCAGCCGAGACGGTTATGAAAACCTTGGTCGGGCAGAACGGAGGCCCGACAACCGCGGACGCGGATCGAAAGTTTCCGCTTCTTGAAATCGATACGGACGCGGACCTCGGCGCAACGTATCTGCTCAAGACGCGCTACACGTCGAACGTATTGGCTGAATGTTCCGCGTGTTCGCTGGCCACGGAAACAGGGTTCTATATCTACCTCGATTTGACCGGCAAGAAATGGCGGTTCCAGACGGCTCAAGGCGTTGACCGTTCGGCCTCGCAGTCAGTAAACCCGCGCGCAATATTCTCAACCGACTACGACACGCTCAAGAGCGCGGAGATCGACGACAACGATTCTAATTATCGGAACTACGCGTTCGTCGGGGGACAGGGCGAAGGAACTTTGCGAACGATCCGAGAAGTATTCACCGGCGCAATTGAACCGACCGGAATTGAACGGCGCGAGATGTTCGTGGACGCGCGCGACTTAGCTACGACAGGGGAACTGGATCAGCGCGGAGAGCAGAAGCTCGAAGAGCTTCAAACAATAATCACTACGGACGGGTCTCCGCTTGCGTACAGTCCCCTCGTCTACGGCACTGATTATGATCTGGGAGACCTCGCAACGTTAGAAGTCTACGACGATCCGCGAGATGTACGAATCACAAGCGTCAAGGAATCGTGGGCTCCGCTGACCTATGCAATTGACATGACCTTTGACCGAGTACCTCAAACTATTCTAAGTCAGCTTCAATCTTCATTTTCTGCGCTGAAAAAAAGCATAGATTCAAGAGTCTAAAGGAGGGACTGCGAATGACGATAACGGAACTCTTGCCGTGGCTTTCTTTAATCGTTGCGGGAATTGCGGTACTAGGTTTCTTCGAGAACAGAAAAAAATTGCTGATAGAAAAAGGCGCGAAGGAGCAGAGCATGTCGCAACTCTCGGTCGATCTACGGTCTGCGCACGATAAGATAAGAAAGCTGGAGGAGACCTCGCAGTCCGCTCGCGTCGACACGGCTGAGATTAAGAAGGACATTGAATACATTAAGATTGGTCAGGACAAGACCGAGCGGACGTTGGAAGAGCTCCGCGACCTTATCCTGAAGCTGGCGAACAGTAATTGCTAGGAGGAACCATGCGCGCGAGGCAGAAAGATTTCGAAAGAATAGGAAAAGACGGATGCTATTTTCTATCGGTCGTACAGGCCGGGGAACGATTGACGGGAAAGTACATAGACGCGTACGACGTATATGTACGAAGCCTCGCCGCGCGTTATCTTGACGAAGAATGCTATCTGATCTATCCTGACCGCATTCTTGGCATGGTTACAGGCCGCGCGTATTCAATACGAAAAGAAGCGCGGAACTACGTCGCGAAGGAAGGCGAGATTGTTATTCTTCGATTCGAAAGAGTCGTAGGAAGAACGACCATCGGACATTTCGTGCTCGCCGGGGAAGACGGAACAGTGGAATACGATCCCTATGGAGCCAGCGAAACGGTTCATTCAGGATCGTTGATATCCAAGCGCGTATTCGCGCCGCTATAGGAGGCGACATGGGAATAGGAATTGATTTGACCGGATTAGGTTCCATCGTGACCGGAGCGGGAACCCTCGCGAAAGATTTGCGAGCCGCAATCACCGGTGAAATAAGTCCGGACAAGAAAGCGGAACTCGAGTCTCGTGCCATGGAACTCGAGAGCGCCGCAATGAGCGCGCAGACCGAAATAAACAAGGTTGAGGCAAGTAGCGCAAGCTTGTTCGTAGCTGGATGGCGACCTGCCGTCGGCTGGATATGCGCGTTCGGGCTTGCGTACGCGGTTATCTTTAAACCGTTTATTGAATTTATCGCCAATCTATTCGGGTACGCGGGTTCGTTCCCGACCATAGAGGGCGACATTCTGAATACCACGTTGTATGGAATGCTAGGTCTTGGATTGTTCAGGACGGCAGAAAAGATAACCGGCTCAGCCGGAAAACACTAGGGAGGAATTGAACATGGACAAGAAAAAGGTATTGACCATCGCAGGAATCGCGGCTGTGGCTGGCGGCTCCGTCGCATTGTACTTCGCGGGTTCGACGGAAGGAATGATCACCGGCCTCGTCGGAGGCGTGTTCGTAGTCATCGGGCTTGTAGCGGCTTTCTTCAAGTAGACTGAAAAGAAAAGCCGCTCATCTGAGCGGCTTCTTTTTATCTTAGGCGTTCGATCCAATCCAATAGAGTCTAGATCGGAAGAGCGTCG